CCTATTTACTGGCCTAAACAACCCTTTCTTTTGAGTGAACTCAAATTCCCCCCATTTTTTAGGCAGATTAGATACCTTAACTATGGTGTCAAAAGATTGCGTTTTTGTATCTAGCCATGACTGGGAAGATACTGGGGCAGGATTGTTAATCATTATTTGTAGCTTTTTTTAGACCAAAACTTCATTCGATAGCCATTTTGAAATGTAGATCTAACAACACTGCTTTGTTTTTCAAGCAATCTATCAGAATGTGGATCTTCATTAATAGAACTTGTCCACTCATCTCTACGCATAGGTATTACTTGAACAATTGGAGTTCCCTGTTTTATTGTTCCCACAAAACCTTTTGGTACAAAAAATGAAAGATATCCATCTGAAATATATTGATCCGTATCAATGAATCCAGGTACGGCTGTAATGTCTGTTTTAAGGTGCATTGGTTGCATAAACAAAGAGCTATACCCCTTATCAGTTTTTACTAGCCAATGTGGGTGTATTCTAAATAAATCTGCATGGTATCCATCTGGTGCAGGGTACTCTTGAAGTTGCTCTTTAGAGTGAGTAGATATAATTTGATGATATCTACTCATGTATTCTTTTGGTAGCTGAATATCAAGCTTTGATTTTGTTGCATCTACATAAATATCCATTGGGCACAATAAATAATACCCCGCCGTCATACTGTCAAAAATGGCTTGACACTTTTTTACTGTTACATTTATCAAACCATTGTGTGGTTTTTGATCATTATTAAAAAAAGTTGTTTGCTTCTTCCACCAATCAGGCAACATTGATGTAACTGGAACGGGATGTGGGAATGCTTCCGCCAAATGGCGAAACTTTGGAATAAACTCTATTTTAGCCATGCTAACCTAATCTACTATTGTTTTAATTATGCAGTATATGAATCATAGCACAAAATATCTTCTGTGTAAAACCAGGTATTTGGCAATGTTTTAACCGTAACAACTTCATAAGAAGTATCATTAATTACTTGTAGTTGAGATAAAGGCTTGTAATTTTGCATTGAGTATGACCATACTTGATCAGTATCTGGATTAAGATCTTGTGGGTTAACAAACATTACAAAACCACTTCTATTAACCAAGATAAAATGTTCTTTTGTAAAGTACTCGCCGTTTACAATAACAATTGTATCTGAAGTTCTTGTAGATATTTCTTTAATATATGTTAATTCATTTCCATATACAGTAGCCTTATTATCAGACCAAGATGTCAAATCAAATATATCAGCATTAGTTTCAATGTTTGAAGTAAGTAGTGCTGATTCTTCTGATAATGATATTGCTGGTACAACACCATCTGGAGTTCTTACCGTTGAAACCAAACTCAAGCTATTTCCATAGCCGAACGCAAATGGAGTAAAGCTGAAATGTGGAGTAAATCCAAATGGCGTAAATCCAAAGTGCGGAGTAAATCCAAATGGTGTAAAGCCAAATGGCGTAAATGCAAATGGTGTAAAACCAAATGGGGTGAAGCCAAACGGGGTAAAGCCGAATGGTGTAAAGCCGAATGGTGTAAAGCCAAATGGGGTAAAGCCGAATGGAGTGAATGAGAACGGGGTAAAAGAAAATGGGGTAAAAGAGAACGGAGTAAATGCGAATGGAGTAAATGAGAACGGAGTGAACGCAAATGGTGTAAATGAAAATGGAGTAAAGGCAAAAGGTGTAAAGCTGAATGGGGTAAAACCAAATGGTGCAAAGCTAAATGGGGTTGTGGTAACCTGATTAGACGAGTTACTTACTGCTGATCTTCCATTTGCATTATCAACATATACCGAGAATGAAACTACAGAGTTATCCGACTCATTCCAATTGTATGCGGTTGTAACTCCAGTGTCATAAGAATGCCCTTGGTTATCAGTAATGTGATAATTGCTAATTGCTTTACCACCATTATTAGCGGGAGCTGTCCAAGTTCCATAGTCATAGTTTTGACCATTATTTACAAGAGAGAGATTATAGGCGACATCTGGGACAGTTGTAATTGTTACTGAGTTACTTTGAGAAGATTCTTTTGAGCTACCCAACGAATTAGATGCATAAACAGTAAATGTGTAAGATCCTGTTGATGTAAGGCCTGTAATTGTAATTGGAGAAGATGAACCAGTCGCCGTGATTGCCGTCTTAGTTCCCACTGAATATGCTGTAACAGTATAATAGGTAGCTGAAGTTCCAGTTGCTGCTGGTGTAAATGTTACAGTTGCAGCACCATTATTAAATGGTCTATTTAAGCCAACATCGGTAGCAGTACCAATTGTTGGAGTATTTGGGATGATGTATTCACCCTCAACTTCACCTGCGTGTCTTCCGATATGTTTAACCATTTTTTATCCTTAAGATGATAGATCTCCATAAACAACCCATGTATTTGCAGCAATTTTGAATAGTGTTGCTGCTGCCCATGTGGTTCTAAGCTTTAGTCCAGTTGAGGTATTGATTGTTACACCAGATGCGCCTGCAAATGTGACTTGACCTGCTCCAATTTGAATTATATCAATAGATGTTCCTACTGGGAAATTCAGCGTAGAGTCATTTGGAACTGTAAATGTCATAGGCGAAGCAGATGACATTGTTATAGTTCTATCTCTTTCTGCAAGAGAAGAAAGTGTGTATGATGCTGTTTGTGCAGCAATTGTTGTTATAGAAGGAACACCAGCACTAGACTGAACTGTTCCATCTGCAAATGTTACTGTAGCACCTGAGTTTAAAGTTATTCCCGTTCCAACTGTAGGGCTATTAAGCACTGGAGATGTAAGGGTAAGTCCTGTTACTGTTGTGGCAGTCGCACCGAGTGCTACCGAAGTTGAACCTATCGTTACTGATGAGTTGACAAGTGCTGCATTTGCAACAGAACCTGATGTAAGTTGCGACCCAGAGATAACTTTATTTGTAAGTGTCTGTGAACCATCAATTGTTACAATATCGCCAGATGTTGTTCCACCTGGTGTACGCCCAAGTACCTTAGTAGATGTTAGTACGTTGGTTCCTGCAATATCATAGGCCTTACCTGATGCGAGATCAATATTTTCAGATGATGTAAGTGCTCCTGTTGATGAGTACCACTTAAATGTCTTATCTGTAGCACCCTTAATAGTAATTCCCGCACCGTTTGCAGTCACATCTGTTGGTGTAGCAGTATTAGAGATAACAAGAACTTGCTCTGTTGTATTAAGAGTTGTTGAGTTAATTGTGGTTGTTGTACCGTTAACTGTCAAGTTACCGCCAACTGTTACGTTACCAGTTGTTGAAAGTGTGTCTGTTGAAAGACCAGTTACAGATGGACTGGTAGCAAGAACTACTGCTCCCGTACCTGTTACTGCTGAAACCTGAGTACCGTTAATCTTAAGTACGTTACCAGCACCTGCAGTATCTAATGTCTTGTTTGTCAAAGTATCGGTAGTTGCACGACCAACCAATGTGTCTGTTGAAGTTGGAAGTGTTAATGTACCTGTATTTGAGATAGTTCCAATTACTGGAGATGTAAGAGTCTTATTTGTAAGAGTCTGTGCTCCAGTTAATGTAGCTACTGTTGAATCTATAGCAATTGTAACTGCACCTGAACCATCAAATGATGATCCTGAAAGTCCCGTTCCAATTGTAAGAGCATTTGGATTAACAGCCTTGATTGTAATTGCTGCAGAGCCATCAAAGTTTACACCATTAATTGCACGAGGTGTTGCAAGGGTGGTAGCTGTAGAAGCATTACCAGTAACGTTACCTGTAAGTGCACCAGTAAATCCTGTTGATGTTACAGATGTAAGACCAGCAAGTGTAGTTGATGAAGCTCCAAGAGCAATTGCTGTTGTACCAACAGTTACGCTTGAATTAGTCAATCCAGCATTTGGAATTGTTGCAACTGAGCTAATTACACCAGATGAAGAGGTTGTTACATATCCAGATGTTGTGAGTGGAAGTGTGACTGTACCTGTAAATGTTGGTGATGCTGTTGTTGCAATTCCTATTACTGCACCTGTTGAACCATTTACGCTAAGTACACCAGTGTTAGCAATTGTTACTGCTCCCGAGCCATTGTATGAGGTTCCTGAAAGACCAGTTCCAATTGTAAGTGCATTTAAGTTAGACCCAAGTGATACACCTGAAATTGTTGAGTTTGTAAGTCCTGAGTTTGGAATTGTTGCTACACTTGAAATTACACCAGCGGAAGTTGTTGTTACATATCCTGCAGTTCCAAGGGGAAGCGTAACAGTTCCTGTAAATGTAGGAGAAGCATTTGTAGCAAGTCCTGATACAGATCCTCCGAGCGGAATTGCTGAACCATTTATATTAATTGAAGAATTAGTAAGACTTGAATTAGCAATATTAGAAATAGTGTTTGATGAACCAGAAATTGTCTTATTTGTAAGCGTATCACTAGTTGCACGTCCTACAAGAGTATCTGTAGATGTTGGCAATGTAAGTGTTCCTGTATTGCTGATTTGAGCAATTACTGGAGAAGTCAATGTCAATCCCGCCACAGTTGCTGCAGTTGAACCAAGTGCTACTGAAGTTGAACCAATTGTGACTGAGTTGTTTGCAAGCTGTGCATTTGAGACACCAGCATTTTTAATTACTACGTTGCCAGATGTTACTGTGAATGATGCTGAGTCAAATGATGCAATTCCTTTATTTGATGTGCTTGCAACGTTTTGAGCACCTGTTTGATAGCCAGTAACACGACCATAAGAATCTACCGTAATTGCAGAGACAATACCATTTGCAAGGTTTCCGCCTGTAGTGTTTGTCTGTGAAACTGTAGGTAGATCTATTGCATCTGCTGTAACATTAAGTGTTGAAGAAACAACATCTACCTGGTTACCCGTGCGTGTAAGACCATTTCCTGCTACGAATGTTGCTGCTCCTGAGAACTGTGTAAATGTAATAGCATCTGTACCTATAAGTAGTACTCCATTTGTTCCTGTTCCAGTTGTTGTTTCTACAAATGATTGGTTTCCATTTGTACCACCATAAAGTACATATACGGCATCTCCCGCTTGAACTTGATTTAAAATATGATCATCAGAATCTGTAGCACGTGTTAATGTCCACTTTGAAGATGCTCCACCATTTGATGTAACAGTATAAATACCATTTTGAGAAGATGTTGCTTGATTTTTAACAAGAACACGGTTTCCATTTGAGACGTTTACTCCATCTATGGAAAGTGCCCCATTGGCTGTAGCAACAAGAGTTGCTCCAATTCCTTTACCTCCATTAGCGTCTGTTGTTCCATCTGTATATGTTGATGCAGGGAGTACGCCTGTTGTTGCTGCTTGCACAGCTCCATGCCAGTTCATACCTGCAGCTAAGTTATCAACATATGCTTTAGAAGCAGCATGTCCAGCTGATGTAGGTGTTTGGTTAATTGTAATTAAGTTTGCACTAAAGTTACCAGATGCATCACGAGCAACTATTGTTGATGCTGTATTTGCATCTGTTGCAGTTGTTGCAGAATTTGCAACCTTGCCAGATGTTGAAATTGTATTAAGCTTGGTATCTGCAATAGATCCTGCAAGCATTGTATTTGTAACTGTTGCTGTATCTGCTTGTGTTACTGCAGTTCCCGCAATCTTTGTTGCAAGGATTGCTGCGGAAGTTGAAATGTCAGAATTAACAATAGTTCCATCTAAAATCATGGCGGAAGTAACAGAGCCAGTATCTGTTGTTTGAACCATATTAGCAGTAGCATTTGAAATTGCAGTGTTGCGATTTGCTACTTCTGTAGATATAGCTGAAGATATAGCGTTGTTGCGATTTGTAACTTCAGTAGAAACTGCTGATGTTATAGCTGAGTTGCGATTAGTAACTTCTGTTGATATAGCAGTATCTGTATACCCCTCAGCTGTTAATTTTGCTGCATCTGCATAGTTTTCAGCAGTTGTTAATGAGGCTGCTATTGCATTATTTCGATTTGTAACTTCAGAGCTAATTGCTGAATCTGTATAAGCTTCTGCAGTTGTAATTGCTTGTGATTTAGCGGTAGCAATTTCCCCTGTAATTGTTGTATGAAGAGTTGAGTCTGCAGCAGTAGCAAATGCTTCTGCAGTTGATATAGCAGAATTTTTAGCATTATCAGCATAAGTTTCTGCAGTTGTCAAAGAAGTTGCAATTGCTGCGTTGCGGTTTGAAACTTCTGTTGAAATAGCAGTGTCCGTGTATCCTTCTGCTGTTGTAATAGCTTGAGACTTAGCTGTATTTATAGCTGAATTACGGTTAGCAACTTCTGTTGAAATTGCAGAATCTGTATACGTCTCAGAAGTTGAAATTGCTTCTGATTTCTTTGTATCAGCATAAGACTCGGCGGTAGAAAGAGAAGTTGCAATTGCTGAATTTCTATTAGAAACTTCACTAGATATAGCACTATCTGTATAGGACTCTGATGTTGTTATTGCTTGAGATTTAGCCGTATTTATAGCTGAGTTGCGATTTGTAACTTCTGTAGCAATTGCTGAATCTGTATAAGACTCTGCATCTGATCTAGCAGTAGAAATATCATTTAAAATTGTTGTTGAAAAGTTTACATCGTTACCAATAGCTGCTGCAAGTTCATTAAGCTTATTGAGGGTAGATGGTGCTGAATTAACAAGAGATGCAATTTGATTGTCTGTATATGTTTCAGCAGATGAAAGAGTAGATGAGGCAGATGAAGAAATTTCTGAATTAACATCTGCTACACGAGCAATATCTGAATTAATTTGAGAGTCTGGAACTTTACCAGTAGAATCAAGTTCTGCTACACCCCCCGCTACACCCTTTTCAGAAAAAGCAATATAATCTGTTCCAGCAACTGGGGTATTTTGATTTGTATACGCCTCTGCTGCTGCTATAGCTAGTGCTGTATTTTCATCAGAATATGTTTCTGCTGCTGTAAGAGCACTAGCAGAAACTCCATCCGCATATGTTTCAGCTTGAGACTTTGCAGTCGCAATTTCTGAGTTTCTATTTGTTACTTCTTGTGAAATTTTAGAATCTGTATAAGATTCAGCATTGGCTTGAGCTGTATTTGCAACGCCATCTGCATAAGACTTAGCATTATTAAGATTTGTTGTATCGCCAGAAAGTCTATTGCTTCTTTCTGTTGCTACTGCACTATCGGTATAACCTTGTAAATCTGTAATTGTTGTAGATATTGTTGAGTCTGTATAAGATTTAGATGTATTTAAAGCATCAGTAGCAGCTGTTGCTGCATAAGATTCTGCAGAAGATAGTGTGCTTGAAGATGCTGTAAGTATAGCACCATCTCTATTTGCAACTTCCGTTGCTATCTTAGAGTCAGTATATGACTCTGAGGTTGCAATTGCTTCAGCTTTTGCATTTGATATAGCATTGTTTCTATTTGAAACTTCTGTTGATATATGAGTATCTGTATAAGATTCTGCATTTGCCAAAGCATTGTTAATTGCTGTATCTCTATTTGATGCTTCTGTCTCTATTGCAGAATGAAGATCTGTTTTAGCTGTCTGAACTGATGAATCTGTATATGAATTTGCAGATGAAATTGCTTCTGATTTAGCATTAGATATTGCATCATTTCTATCTGTTACTTCTGTTGATATAGCAGCATCTGTATACCCCTCAGCTGCTATTTGAGCTGAATTAGCTGCATTAGTAGCAAATGTTTCAGCAGCTGCTACCCCATTTGAAACTGCTGTGGCAATATGTCCATCAGCATATGTTTCTGAAATTGAAATTGCATCTGCTTTTGCTTGATTAACATAAGAAATTCTAGCATCTCTTTCGTTACCAACTTGAATATCGGTATATGTTTCAGATTCAGTTTTAGCTGATGCAATTGCTGCATTTCTGTTAGAAACCTCTGTTGATATCTTGCTATCGGTGTAAGATTCAGATGTTGCTTGGGCAGTAGCAATGTCTCCAAGCAAAGTTGTTGAAAAATTAGCATCGTTATTAATTGCTTCATCAATTTTCTTAAGAGTGTTTAGTACTGATGGGGCACTATCAACAAGTCCCGCAACTGCTGTATCAGTATAAGATTTAGATGTTGACAAAGAAGATGCAATAGCATCGTTTCTATCATTTACTTCTTTTGATATTGCTTCGTCTGTATATGTTTCTGCTGCTGTTCTTGCTGATGTAACCTGCCCATCAGTGTAGCTTCTTAAAGTTGAAATAGATGAGTCTGTATAAGCTTCTGTGGTGTTAACCGCTGCATTAATTGCGGAAGTTCTAGCTGAAGCTTCAGTAGAAACTTTTGAGTCTGTATATGATTCTGAAGCAGTAATAGCTTCTGATTTCTTTGTATCTGCGTATGACTCTGCAGCTGTAATTGCCTCAGACTTTTTTACATCAGCATAAGATTCTGACGTACTGATTGCTTGTGATTTAGCGGTAGCAATAGCTGAATTTCTATTTGTTACTTCTGTGCTGATTGCTGAGTCTGTGTATGATTCGGAGGTTGAAATAGCACTAGCAATTGCATCTGATAGTTCGGAGGGAAGTGTTGTGGCATAATTAAGGTCTAACCAAGCAGAAGAACCATCACCAATCTTAATTTTTCCATTATCATCGTTATATCCAACTTCGCCCAAAAGCATTACTGGATTATTTGATGACCAATTTGCATCGGTGTCTCTTCTTAATTGAATTCTAGTTGCCATTATATTCCTCCGAGAAAATTATATCATTTATAGTTACTAAAGCGATTATTTCTTACGCTGTTCCGCCACTTAAAATTGGAATTCCAAGTGCTTCTTCAGAGGCACCGCCATCAAGTGAATCGGCAAAGGCAACTGTGGTTGCAAAGCCACCATCAATATATGATGGGAATGAACTTCCACCACCCTGTCCAATTTCTGAAACATAAGCTAATTCGTTCCAGGCACTGCCATAATATACAGCAAGCCTATTTGTAGATGTATTAAAAGTTATAGCACCATTTGTATGATTTCCCTGGGAATAGGTAGATACAAGTGGTGCTACAAAACTCTGTTGTTGTGTAGGAGTCCCAATGGCAACCCACTCCCAGCCATCGTATAACTTTAATGTCTTTTCAACACTATTGTAGTATACGTCACCCTCTGACCCTACTGGGTCAGAGGAGAGTACTGGCGGTCTGAGCGGTGTTAAAAACTTTCTTGCCACTGAGATCTCCTAAACTAAACTATCCTACAATTACTACTCTGTAAGCATTAGTTGCTGGGGCAACTGCAAACGCAATAGTTACTGTATTATTATCCTTCATTTGTACTTCTGTGTCAACTAGGTCATATGATCCAGAATTTGTGTAGACCTGGACTGTTACGTCACGAGTACCCAAATTGTGAACTACGTCATATGCTGTAGCAGAACCATCACCAACTGATGAAACAAACTTGCGGGCTACTGCAAAGTAATGGGATCCATCATTTGTCAATGTCCAGTCTGTGTTTGATTCTGACCATACAATTCCTACTGTATTAGCAGATCCACGCTTTACCTGAATAGCTGCATCTTGCGATGGAGCTCCAGTAGTAAAGTTGCTGTTAAGTACAATAGTATTATCAGTGATATCAATTTCCTGCTTATTAATAGCAGTCAATGTACCCTGAACATGCAAATCTCCATCAATGTTAACATCTCCAGCAAATGTCGCTGTGTTTGTAGAAGCATCTACGGTTACAACGTTATTGCTGTTTGAATCCTTAACATTAAATGAACCATTTATTCCAGAACCGCCAACTGATACGTTAGATGACTGGAATACTACATCAGCTGCATTTACATATAATGTGTCTGCTCCAGATGACTTTGAAACAATGCTATCAGTAACAAGATTGTTATTGATTACAACATTATTAGAATCTGGTGCCAATGTAAGATCTGAGTTATTTGTCTCAATAGTACCATTTGAATCAATGCGAATTTGATTGCTGAACGTTGTTTGTCCATTGTCTGGATCAATGCTAATTCCGCCATCATGTGATTCTAAATGCAACCATCCAGTTGCAGCAACAGTTAAGCTGCCGTCTGATGGATGAGCAAGGATTGCACCACGATTGGAACCATTCCACAATTCAACCTTAGTGGTATGAATTTCAACGCTAGTTGCATCAACAACATTAGAATCTGCTGCCAAAGTAAGGTTGCCTTGGGTAGCAGTAATTGTACCTTCTGAGTTGATTGTAATTGCATTGTTAAATGAGGTTGTTCCACTCTGTGCACGAAGCTTGATATCTCCGCTATTTGTTTCAAGTTGGAGTCCTGAATTGTTTCCTGTGATTCTTAATGAACCATCAGACTGAGCAGCAATAATACCTTGCTGTGCTCCATCTCTCCAGTACTCTGTCTTTTGAAGGTGAAGTTCACCAAAACCTGTGCCAATGCTTACTACATTGCTATCAGGAAGAAGCTCAATATCTCCAGTGTTTCCAGAAATACGTAGATTTGATCCATCAAGATCAATTGCTCCGTACTCTACCGCTGAAGCATTAACAAGGTGGATATATCCATCATTGCTTGTTGAACCAATTGTTACACCCTGAACAATATCAATGGCATCCGCCAAAGAGATTTCAGTTGTGTTTGAAACATCTTGAACGACAATCTGGTTTGTTGTTCCAGCTACGTTTAGATGTGTGTTAAGAGTAATTAATCCAGTCTCTGGATCAACGCTTGCAGAACCTGTTACGTCGCCTGTAAGAGTAAGAGCAGAAGCTGCTGTTCCTCCTGTTGCGATGTCGTACCAACCAATTCCATTTGCACCATTACGCCATACACGTAATACCTTGGTTACGGAATCGTAGTAAATACGACCTTCCTTATTGCCACTTGACGGGGCAGAAGAAAGGTTCTGAATAACTGCATTTTGTAGTTCGTTGGTATTCAGATCTAGATTAACTAAGAATTTTCTTGCCATGTTTTTTACCTACCCTTTCTTTTCTAGGAAAGATATGCCTTTCCTGAAATTGCCCCAACGAATGTTAAAATTATTGTATTTTCATCGGGGTACTGAATATCTCCCTCAACAACCGCTCCAGAAGAATCTAGAACTGTAGCATTTGGGTTATATCCAAGATTATGTTGAATTGTCCACACTTCTGCTGCAGTACCAACACTAAATACTTGACCCAGCAAATCTCTATTAAAATTTTCAAGTAAAGGCAGTGGAGGCCAACCTGAAACTGTTTTTGGACCATAGGTGTTTTTCTGAGTTATATCAATATAAAGATCTCCGACATTTCCAATTAAATTGGATGGAGCACCTGGTCCAGTTAATGTTTGTGTTCCTGGATCACCTTTTGGTCCAGCGATACCTGGAGAACGAACAACAACTTTATTTTTTTTAGTAACTTGTACTATTTTTTCGATTTGTGGTGTTACATTAACATTATTAGCCATTAGAGATTATCCACCTTAAGCCAGCCTGACATTAGTTCATCTTCTATTTCAACAAGTCTAATTTGATAGGCAGCTTTAGGGTAAGCAAATTTTGCAGTTTTCTCACCACTAAACGTCATAATAAATCTATTGTAGTGTTCGTCAACAACCATTTCAATACCATCGCCATTTGTAGCTGTAGCACAAACTAAACCACCTGGCTTATCTCGAACTTCAGCAACAATTGTATAATTTGAAATGTTAATTGGTGATCCGTCTTCTGATTCATAAGCTATATCAAGCTCCCATGTGGAACCTTGTGTAACTTCAAAATTAGTTGACAAATTGATCACCTACCCCAGATTTATATCTAAATTATAACAGTAATGTTTAACAAATCATAGAAAAACCCCTGCCACGTATTCGCCGTAGAAACAGGGGTTCTTAAACTAGATTATATCAGTTTTGACCGATATCTACAATCTCACACTCACCAGATACGCAAGCAAGTGCTTGAGTTCCTGTAGTGCTATCTTCAAGTTCATACATTGACAAAGCAGCCCAGTTAATTGATTTTGGCATCTTTGCAACCATATCTTCATATGCATCCTTGTCAACCTCTTGATATGGAGCCTGAACATATGTATGCTCTGAGTATGGCAAGAATGAAATTCCTGAGCACTCATCAAAGTGCTTGTATACCCATGCTCCAACTTCCATCCACTCATCTTCTTTCACAGAAACAGTAATAGATGGCTTATGCTCACACCAATGACGTTGATATGTTAGCCATACCTCAAGCTGCTGAATAGCGGTTAACTTGTCTCTAGTAATTGCATGCTTTGGTGCTTTTACTGGAAACGAGAATACGGTTGTATCATTTGGCTTCATCACATCATCTTCTGCAGGAATACCTGAATCCTTTAGGAACTGGGTAATAGGATCTTTCTTATCCCCACGAACTGTACGAATATAATAATCTGAATGCCATGCATGCATTCCTGAAGACACCCCGACCAATTGGGACACTGTGCCCGAAGGCTTTACGCAAGTGATTGCTGCTGAGGCGGGAATCCCAATTTTCTCTGCCTCTTCAATATTTGTTGCAAGAGCATACTCACGAAGTCTATCTAGAACATCTCCAAGTTTTGGCAAACCTTCCTGTCCAGAAAAGAACTTATGTCCAAATTGTCCAGTAAGTGAAACTCCTAGTAGACGCTCTTCTTCTGTGTTGTCTTTCCAAATCTTACGGATGTACTTAAAGTCTGTAAGTGTTGATTGCCATGTTCCAAGAATTGTTGCAAGACGAACTTTATTGGCAACATCCTCAACTGTATCTTTTTCACGAAGTACGACTTCTGAAAGGTTACAAAACTGATAAGGACGTAGGATAATTTCTGAGCAAGGGTTAGTTCCATAGTGAATATCTGCACTACGTCTTCCGTACTTTGCTGCTTGGGCTTGGGCTGCTGCCACATTGTAGATACCTCTTTCGCCCGACTTCGAATCATATAGAGATTTCCATTCTGAAATAAACTGTGCCATCTCTGGCTTACGTGAATATGCAACAGAGTTATTTGCTAGTGCACGTTGAGCATTTGATTCCCACCAATTACCAGCTTTAGCTGCTGCCATTTCAATATCATTAATATTTGAAAGAGAGATAAGTGCTGAACGACGTACTCCGCCAACAACTACAACTTCTCCGATCTTACACATAATGTCGTGACATTCAATTGGCTTAAGTTGACGGCCAAGTGCTCCTTTAAATACTTGAATTGTAAAATCAAAAAGATTAACTAATGGTTGAGGACCTGATGATCTTCCACCCATTGTCTTAAGACGTGCACCTGAAGGACGAACTTTGCTAACATCAATCTGTGGGATCTGTCCTGCCCACAAAAGACCTAGGAGTTCACGATATGCTTTTGCCCAACCTTCTTTAGAGTCTCCAACAATAACTACTGTGTTTGACTTCTCAAGAGTTTCTGGAAGGGCGGGAAGTTTATTGATGTACTTATACTCAACAGAAAATCCAACACCTGTACCACACATAAGAATATACATTGCTTCATCAAATGAACGAGCATTATCTACTGGAATAAATGAACAGTTGTAGCCTGCAACATTTTCTCTTTCCAATGCTGGTCCTGCAGTCATAACAGAACGCATTGATGGCATAACGTTACGGTTAAATACAGCATCACGCAATTCTGCAACAAGCTTTGCATCTGGCTTATAATTGTTATTCTTTTCAAGATGCTCAACCATAAAGTTAAAGTAACGGTCTACAGTTTCACCCCATGTCTCTCTGCGATTCTCATCTTCTAGCCATCTTGCATAACGAGACAACGCAATAAAGTTTTCATATGGGTTTTCAATTGAATTAGACATTACTTCTCCTTGAGGTTAAATTTAGATTTTAAGTGTATCACAAAAATTTTCTAAAATTCTGTTTTTCAATTTTTTTCAATCGTTCTACAGCTGGTTTAGAAACTGAATTCCAATTATACTCTTTATGTATCAAAAAAGCATTTTTGTATGCAAGCTCAGAATACGATTCATAATTGTGTTTTACATCACTCATAAAAAATTCTAACTCCATAGAGCTTGGCTTTAACATCATCCCTGGATGAGTTTTAGGCCAGGGGGATGGGTGTGGTGTAGATGACAATGGCATGGTTATATATTTTTTATACTGTGCCCATTCCGCAGTGCATATTGTTGGTATACCCTTTGCCATAGCTTGCAAAGGATTAAATCCAAAACCCTCGCCCCATGATGGGTATACAAAGACATCGCAAAGATCATACAAGCCATTCATTTGTTCAACAGATAAAAATGATTCTATAATTTTAATATTTGGATAAAAAGTATTTGGTGAACCACTAATCATTCCTGTTTGCGGATCATAAATTCTTGTAGTGTTAATTTGACTACACTTTAAAACTAACTCATAGTTTGGGTCATCACCAAATAATTTAATAAAAGTATCAACAACCAACTGTGCATCTTTTCTTGATGCAGGTTCTCCAACGTGTAAAAATCTAAAAGGTCTTGATTTATCAATTTCTTTTTTCTTTGGAATCCAAGATCCGTCAACTCCATGAGAGTATACAAAAATAGGTTTATCAGTCAACTTTGAGTATACACCAGCAACCCAATCAGAAGTTGCCCAAAGTTCATCAATAACAAAATTCATTGGTGTTATCCAATTTTCAAATACAGCAGTTGATTCCCATGGTGTGTAACCAATTTTATATTGATGTGATGCAAAAGTATAAAGGTTAGGTTGAACAAAAGAAATACCAATGTTAGCTTGTTTAGATTTAACCAAACAATCTACACCTAGTTTTTCAAATGAATTAAATATATGATTGGATGCTTCTCCGTATCCAACATTCCTATCCATGTATTCTGGAGCACCAGTAAATGATATTTTCACGCTTGTCCCTTGTTTTTATTAGTATATCATGATAGCATTGATTTTACGACTATTTACCCCAGGAGGTTCAAAATGAATAATGAGAACATAGCAAGGCTAAGAAAGTGGAAATACGCATTCATAATGGCAGGTGTGAGTATTATCACAATGATTTTTGGAGGATTTTCTCCCGCCTACGCAGGAATGCAAGAAAATATACGCTATACTTCTAATATATTATATATTAATAAATTAAAACATATTAATATAGTTAATATATATAATATAATAAATAATAATAATAAAAAGAAATTAAAGATTACAAATTATCTTGTCATTGATCTTGACACTGGACAAAAATTTAAAATGCCCGCTCCAAATATTAAAATTGGAATGAATTATAAAACAACGTCTGTTTATATATCAAGAATTGTAAACGCAATTAAATCTCAAGAGACTGGTGGCGAAGGAGCTTATACAAGACATTCATATTCTAGTAGTGCATGTGGAGCATATCAATATATGCCTCAATCATGGAATAACTACATGGGATACAAAACAGCTTGCCTAGCCCCGTCTTGGGTGCAGGATCAAAGGATGATTGGCGAGATTGCCGCATCTTATAAAAAATATCATAATTGGGAAAAAGCTATTGCTGCTCATTTACTACCATCAAGGGCGGGGAATGTAAGAACTTGGAACTTGAAAGTTCCAGGAAATCCTACTGTACGGCAATATGTAGATTCTGTAATGGCCAAAGCAAATATCCAGGTTTCTGCATGCTAAAAGTATTCTCTGAATATTACAATCTTGCATTAGAGGGCAAGGTAGATTTTCTACCCTGCCCCATGCATGAGGAAGATAAACCAGCGGTATACCCACTTATTCATAAAGAGCAGGGTGACAAAGTTATGCTACAATGTTTAGCGTGTGGCTATAAAAATACTGTAGGCCAGCAATTATACGAAAATGTTTTAGAACGGATAAGGAAAGTTAAAGATGCCTAATGTTGGCGATTATTTTGTAGTAAGAACAAATGGTTGGGCTGCACGTTTAATTCAGCTTGGCACGGGATCAAAGTGGAATCATGCTGGGGTATATCTTGGCAATAATCAGATTGTTGAAGCCCGTCCAGTAGGTGTAACTTTGTCAGAGCTTTCAAAATATGACGGCAAGCCAATTGTTTGGAATACCCAGATTGATACATCTTTGACAGAAACAGAAAGACTTAACATTAGAGCCAGGGCTATGGAATTTGTTAATGATGGCTATGGAGTTTGGTCAATTATCAATATTGCATTGAAGATCTTATTCTTGGGGTTCTTTCCAAATCTAAAAAGAGCTGAAAATGAAAAAAGCGTTATTTGCTCTCAACTAGTTGCTTGGACATATTCGTCAGCTGCAGGGATCAAGCTTTCTAATAAGCCCCATGCACTTGTGACCCCAAAGGATTTAGCATCCAGAATTACCGAAAAGTAGCTTCTGATGGACTTTTTGCCAATAGTTGAGGGTAGGTCCTGTGAAGGCTGTACAAAATGCTGTGAGGGCCATTTAAGGGCCGATATCAAGCTATCAAATAGCAACGAAATCAACTTCATGGGAATCAATGAAGAACTTGGTATTGTTCCTTGCCCATTTGTAAAAGTAAATGAAGGTTGCGGTAGTTATGAGAATAGGCCAGTCAACCCTTGCATGGCTTTTAAGTGTGACTTTTTAACTAACCCAGATATGCCAGAGTCTTTTAAGCCCGTTAGATCAAATGCCATATTTACAACAAGAAAGATTAAGGGCGTAGAATATACTATGCTTTTAGAGGCGGGTAGAAAATTAGATTCAGAGGTGCTATCATGGGCTATATCAGATGCTCTTGCAAATGGTAAAAACATTGCCTGGAGAGTGTTGGGAAATATATTTTGGATTGGAAGCGAAGAGTTTAATAATATGATGGACGAAGACTATCCGCTATTATCTCAAACATCTCATGGCAAAGATACACATTGAAAGAGCTTACATTGAGGCTCACGACAAGGAAGTAGATAATTTTTCTATCACACTTGAAGTTAAAGACGGAAGCGATTACATTTTAGTTGGAAGAATTAATTTAGATAATCCTAAACCTTGGCTTTATACATTTACAAATGATGACGGGGATTTAGTAATAAATAATTCAGAAAGCATGGAAGGCAATAAATGGGATCATATAACAAAGGAGATATTGGCAGATGGGTAATTTAGGGGAAGACCTAGAGCTTGACATATTTAATAATATGAGAGAGCTTCTTGGTGCTATTTTTATTCAAAATCAACGCAACTATGACATGCTGTCAATTATTGCAGATAAGCTAGGTGCAGATGCATTAGGACTAACAGACCTTCATAGATCTGGTCAAGTTCTTGCTCCTGAACCTTCTTTTGTATTTGAGGATAAAAATGCAGCCGATAATTGATATTATAGAAACAGTGAGTCAGTGCTACAGGGAAGATGTAGAGAATTGGTCATTACTTGAAGTTGTTCAAAGCAAGTGGGGGCAAAAGTTTGACGTGGAAGTGTTTTCTGATTTTAGAGAAGATGCAGTTCCTATTACAGCAATCACTTGTATTAAGGATGAAATAAAAGTTGTATTTTCAGATGTACAAGCCTGGTTTGTTTTAAAGAAAGGGGACGCAGTATTTTTTCCTCAAGGATACCTCCACAGCGTAAAGCCCTTTGACGGACTGGAAAATGTATTTTATGAGAGATTCTTTTATAGGCCCATAATTGAAGAGTCCGATGACACAGGATTACCTTTATTTGAAATTACAGCTACACTGACGGATTACTACACGAAAAAAGTGAGGGCGGAAAATGAAGAGGAAGCCTTAAAAATAGCATATTGGTCTGATATACAAAGCTGGAAGCATGTAAAGGTAGAAGCAGAAGGCAAGCAGTACAGAAAGATAGATCAATCAGACACCCCTTATGACGTTACCCGTTGGTCAGAGTGGGGAAAGTTTGATATAAAGAAATTGGGATGATACAATAAAGATATGTCCCCACATCACTTTGCAAGAGAGTATAAAAACAGAAGTCGCAATAGCTGGCATTATAATGAGTTGCGTATTCAAAAAGAGCTTTACGGCAAAGTAAAAGTTGGCAAGCTTACCTTGCTACGACACAGCATTATCAAGAAGATAAAAAGCCTTAAGGGGTAAAATTGATTGTTATAGATGATAACTTCCTTGACGAGCAAACAATCAGGGAGGCTGAGAAAGCTTTCCTTGGCATGCCTGCACACTTTCCTTGGTTCTATCATTCCTCTACAAACCCCGAAGTAGACGGATTGCATGTCCTTAAAAGTGAGGCCGTTTCGGAAGGGGTCCTATTTTCAGGAGCTATATACGAAAAAGATCAGGTATATCCGCTTATACACAAGATATTTGTCTCATTCCTGATAAAGAATAAAATTACATGTAAGCAGATTATACGGATCAAAGCGAATCTATACCCTCAAGTAAAGGATTATGCTTTTCACTCTCCGCATGTAGACACAGAAGGCGATCATAAGGTGTTTCTATATTATGTGGATGATTCAGATGGCGATACTGTAATTTTTGATCAGAAATTTAATGGCATAGCACCATCTGATCTCACTATTAAGAAAAGTGTAAGCCCGAAGGCGGGAAAAGGAATGGTATTTGATGGCCTACATTATCATGCATCATCATCCCCAGTATTAAATAAGACCAGATGTACTATCAATATAGACTTTATATAGGCTCTATAGGGCTTTAAAGTAGAAATATGGAGTACTATAGCGTATTCCAGAGCTGATGATACTTACACCATGTGTATGGATATCATCTACTGGAAAAAGCACCAGGTCTCCCGCCCTGGACTTGTATCTGTAATCAAGATTTGGAAAATATAGCTCTCCACCTTCAAAATCATCATTTATGTAGATAAGCGATGTAACAACTTTTCCAGAAGTTTCTTCTCCCGTATAATCTGAATGTTCTCTTAAAAATAGACCTTCAGGATACCTATGTACGACAATCTGATTGTATGTATCGTACCTATTGTCTATTTTTAGGTCATATAAACTCTCAACCTCAGATATATGGTTATAAAATGCATCTTGAAGTATTTTTTGAGCTTTATCATCTAAATATGGTCCAAAGAGCATATTTCCTTGTAGTGGATTTAATGGATCTATAGGTACAGCATTATAATCTGCACTTTCTACCACTCCCCGCAAATATTGTAGCTCTTCTTGGGTTAGAACATCATGAATAATATTGATTTTGTTAGACATTTCCACCAAATTCTTGATTTTCTGTTAAATCTATGGTGTTCCAGTTCATTGAAGCACCAGAATATTGTGAAAAGAACTTAAAAGGTGACCAATACTGCCTATTTGTTAAATATTCATCAACTTCTGTATCTGGATCTGAGAACATTGTGTTCATTAAGCCTGTTCCAGCCACTCCCGCCACATGAGAAGCATTATAAAACATATTTAGTTGATAAAAAAGCCCTGTATCTTGAAAAGACATTATTTTATAACCTGATTCTTCATAAACACCTTCTAAAGCTATGTCAATTCCCTCAGAATAAGTTCTATGCGATGTCCCTAAAGATATATGATCTAAATTATTAAGCTTTCTGCTAGAAAAAATTTTATGCTTTTCATCTGTTTTCTTCAAAAATGGCTTAAATTCTTCTACTACCCGATTTAAGCATTGTGCAACTTGCAAAGTTTGAGCACCAATGTCTTGATTTACAGCTTTTTGCATAAAAGATGCTCCCCATTCAGTAGAAACATAAATTTGCTCAAAGTGAATATCCCATTCTCTAGGATCCATAGCTTGAAATGTAGGAATTCCAAAATATGACATAATGTCTTGATGCACAATTGATATGTGCTTTGTTCTTCCCAGCAAAAATCCTATCTGTAAATCTGGAATTTCTTCTTTTAGAATAAGATACGCACCAATGTGAGTCATCAAATGACAATAGTTGTCATCAGTTTTTACTAACAACCATTTTCCTTCTTTATGCATTTGTAATTTCTTGTTACGCTCTTCAGTGTAAATACAGGCATGATTTATTTTTGGTAAATATATCCCAGGGAAAGATTCAGTCTTTATAAATTCATATGACTGATATTCAATCTGAGCATTCAGCTCATTCCCGCCCTGATCTATTCTATAGTTTGCGTCCATCTCTATATTGTACCCCATTTTCAATTTCACCAAAATGTTAATGGATTTTTAAAATGCATGATTCACATTTGAAAACAAAACACAAAAAAAATATAGTGCGCCCGAAATGTCCGAATTGTCCTACCAAATGTGACCCAACTCACAAAAATAGTTTATAAAATGTCCGATTTGTCAGCATTTTGGAGTTGAAAATGTCAGTGGTGTGTGTTATAGTTACACTATAAGAAATTAACAAAGGTTGTTAGTTTAACTTAAAGAAAGAGGTCAAAAATGACTTACTGTGAATGTGGACAAATTGTCCTAAATGGTACAAATCACCCTGAGTGTGCTTGGTGTGATAAGCATAACGAACAAATGTTCTACTGTGGGTGTGTGGCTTAAATCACACAAAAACACACGGCGTGTCGGCTTGATTTTTCCGATATAGTGTGCTAGACTTCCAGTCATAACAATTAAATAATAATAAATCCTAGTGAGCCTCCTAATAAGAGCAAATAATCTAGGCAAGGAAAAAGGTTAGAAAGTCTAACCGAATTAAAAGAAAGGTAGATAAAATGTCTACACTAAATGAATACTATAATGAAATCCGTTCTGATATTGCTAAAGACTTTGGTCTTGAGGCTGGTGGCTTTGCTCCCCGCCCTAAGTTAATGCCTATCCAAATTGCTCAGCGTATTGTCGCTAAGTATCCTAGCATAGATAACGGCACCCGATGGGGTCAGCCTAATCCTAAGGCGTTAGAAATCGCTAAACGTTATCACTCCCTATTTGTGGCGTAAGTCACACTCAGGGCACGGCGTGTCGTGTTGATAATGTCAGCCCACTATGCTAAACTAACCATATTAACAAAAAGAAAAGAGAATTAAATGTCATATAGTTTCGATACTAAAACAGACCGCTGGTCTGAACTAGCAGACGGCTATCAGTCTATGCTAGATGAACTACATAATGAAGACCTAGAGTCTGTCTTTATTCCAGTTGCTAACTTTGATGTAGATGAGGTGCTCTAATGCTACTAGCAATCCACCTACTAATTACTGTCCCCCTACTAATTAACGCTCTACTGAATTGGAACTAAATAATAAATGATTATTCTAACTTATATAATTCGTACCCTTATGCTACTTGCCATAGTGCCTATGTCTATGCTAATGTATGCTATGTATCAAGATGTCAAGACTTGGGGTAATAATGAAAACTAAGATTATTGTACTAGGATTAGCACTAACACTAATTCCCGCCGTCGCTAGTGCTCGTGGTACACACAGTACACACGGCTTTCATATGCCGAAGAATAGCATACAGTGGCGACCATACTCACCAACAAGGACACACCGCTCCTTCTAAGTTTGACCCTGACCAATGTCAGTGGTTGATGATATACTAACAATAACAACAACAAAAGAAAAGAGAAAAATAATGAAGGCTAAGACATACCAAGTAGGCGACCTATTCACCACAGCACAGTCAAAGGTTACTGGCACAATCAAGGAAATTATTCCTGTAAATGCTAACACCACAACCTTGCTTCTTGATGTAAATGGCGAAGACCGCTATACCTCAGTAAAGTTCTAAGGTAACCAAGCGACCTGAGCAAGTCCTAAAACTGCTCACATTTTTTAATTATGCTATACTCTAAAGAACCTAAACGAAAAGGACAAAAATAAAATGATGACACGCAAGGACTACGTAAGCACCGCCGAAATTATTAACTCATATGCTAGCGAAATTAAATTAGAAGTGCTAGAAGATTTGGTTAATGATTTTATTGAAATGTTTGCTGCTGATAACGAACGATTTGATAGCGATAGGTTTTGGGACGAATGTTTCAAGAATCTAAATCTCGAATAAAAAAAGTTCTTGAGCTTAGGCGTAGTAATGCTGCTACGCCTTTGCGTAACAAGAAAAAATATACACGCAAACAAAAACATAAAAATAAACTTGACAACTGATCGTTTTTGAACCAGTGGTTATCCACAGGCTTATCCACAGGCTGTGGATTATAGTTTACCTATAGTTCACTTACCCACGCTCCAAATAATGAGATTTTACCCTATGTTACTCGATAGTAGCGATATTTTCTGCTATAATTCCATTATACAAAATTAAATAAGAATAAAAAAAAGTTAGTTCATCAACGGCGTGTCGCCTTGATTTTCCGCAGAAAGTCTGCTAAACTAACGATAGTTAAACAATAAAGAAAGGTGGTCAAAATGACTACACTAACAAATGAAATAAATCTAGGTAAAATGCTAGGTATCTCTGCTCAATTAGAAAATCGTATGGTACACGATTTTAACAATGGTGGGCTAAAGTCTACCTATGGTCTAAATACTCGCCAGCGTATGCTTGCGATTAAAGTTTTCTTAGGTGGTAATGCTCCTAAGTGCTACTGTGTAAATTGTCTGTAAAGAAAGGGGCTAATATGTCCACTATGATAAATGAAATATGCGTAGGCTGTGGTAAAGTCATGGGTCAGGTTTCTGTCTATGACGCACAATTTACTTCTGATCCCACCTGCTGGGATTGTGCTGATGAAGCCCTATATTCCCTATATCTAAATAGTTTGGCAGACATGGCTGACTAAATGTCAGTGGTCTATGCTATAATAATCCTAATAACAAGAAAGAAAGAAGGTCTTAAATGAACCTAGAAGAATACAAGGCGTATGTCCTTGCTACCCGCCAACAGTCCACGATGTCAGTGGTCAATGATATAATCAACTCAACAAAGAAAGAAAAGGAAGGTGGCAACTAATATGCTAATCTCAGAAGCCTTAGAAGGCAAATATGTAAAGTCCTCAAAAGGACAAGGTATAATCCAATATGCAGATTTCCGAAAGGATATGCACCACTCTACCCCCGAGGGTTATCTTGCTTATGCTTGCAAGGTTCGCCCTACTTATAATCCAGAAAGACATAAGTTTATTCCAGAAGATTTTTGGACAACAGTTTATGTTGGATTGGATAGTGAATTACTATGACAATTAAAATTGGCGGGCTCGGGCAGACAATTTCTGCCTATTGTCCCGTATGCTCAGAAAAAATGACACATTGGGCTATTGCCTCAAAGTCTATTCGGTATGAATGGAAGTGTGAACCTTGCGAGTTATCTCTCAAATCAGATAAAGATGGTTATGCTCATATCCTAACAGAAATGGCTTACTATGTCTGATAAAATTTTCATATGCGATGAATGCGATACCTTGGCAACAGTGTCAGTGGTATCTGATACAATAACTATAAATAAATGTAAGTGCTTAACTTTAGATTGGAGCAACTAATGTACAAAATAACAACCGCCTATGATGGTAAGGCACCCCATCACACTGTACAGATTAGCGACGCATTAGAAGCGTTTAACGCATTCTCTCGTTGTAACGATTGGGGATTCGCTAATGAATTCGCAACCTATAATCTATCTATGCCTGATGGCAAAATGTATACTAAGAATTTCTATCGTCCGAAGGGAAAATAAATGACCGTATCAATTGAACACAATTTAAAGTTTATCACAGAGGTTGACGAGACTCATCCCGTTGGCCAACGCCTGCTAAATTTAACTCATGAAGAGCAGGTCCAACTGCTTGAAAGCATGCTAAAAGATTTAGTGGCCCCTGCGTTAAAGTCTCGTATTGATGAGATTAATCAGAACGGTACCTATGCCATCCTTAAGGTGGTGGCATAGTGGCAAAGCATCCGCCAGTAGGGTCTGCAGCATGGCACTCAGTTTTTGCAGATGATCAATGCAAAGTTTGGCAAGATGCCAACGATGATATTTTTTTTAAAGTGCACGTAAAGGGCCAACGTCCAAAATATTTCTACAATGAAACTGCACACAGTGACGTTGCACGTTACTGTAGTGATGAGCTTGGTATAGCTTATTGGTCCGTACTAAATTAATTTTTTGATTGGGGAATCAAATGGAAACAGCAATGGCCTTTATAATGATTTATTTATATATATTGGCCATTATGTTTTTTATTGACACGATTAGCAAAGGTCCTTGACATTCCCCCGATTTTTTGACCTGTCACGCACTCGGGCGTGTCGCCACGCTGTGAGATTAATCACATAGAGCAAAACGGACATTTACGGACAAATGTATATATATCTTGTTTTACGGGGTGGACATATGTCAGTCCTATCTGCTAGAATAGGCATACATCAACAAAAGAAAGAAGGCTAAAATGACCAACGTCATGTCGCAAGTTCACCGTTCAGAAGTTGAATCAGGAGAGGTTTCTCTTGCTGTTTCAACACGCACTAATCCTGCTTGGCATAGTTTTGCTAACAAGATTTTTGATAAGGACGAGAACGTTACTACCGCACAAATGCTAGAGGGTGCTAAACTCTCTAATTGGAATGTCCAACTAGAATCTGTTTCAGATTTGCTAGCGGATAATTACACTACTGTATCAGACAACTATTTGGTTGTTCGTGATAACCCTTATACAGCAGGACAAAAAGATGTGCTGTCTGTTGTAGGCTCTCGCTATAAGACTGTTCAGAATGAAGATTTATTCTCATTCGCAGACAATCTACATGACGGCAATTCCGATGTTTATTGGGAATCTGCTGGCTCTCTCAAGAATGGTCGTGTTGTATTTGGCACAATGTCAATTCCCCGCACTATGGTTCTTGACCCCAATGGTGCTAATGACACTACCAATCTTTATCTCGTAGTCTACACTTCACACGATGGTTCAGTAGCGGTTCAGTCTGCTATTACCCCTGTTCGTGTTATGTGTCAGAACACTCTCAATTTCGCCATGAAGAAGGCTAAGCAATCTTTCAAGATTCGCCACACTCAGACTGTGGACGGAAAAATTGCTGCTGCTCGTGAGGCTCTTGGTCTTACATTCTCCTACATGGACGAATTCGAAAAGCAAGCACAAGAGTTGTTCGCAATCGAAGTTAATAACGCTAAGTTCAGCGAAATTATTAACAAGATGTACCCTAAGCCAGAAGTGGACAAGAAGGGTTCAATCAAGAAGTGGGAGAACAAGGTTGTTCTTCTTGATGAGTTGTACCACAACTCTCCTACCAATGCTAATATCAAGGGCACAGCGTGGGGCGTTGTAAATGCTCTCACCGAACGCCTTGATTATTACCGCACAGCCCGCAAGGGAAATGGCGATTCGCTAATGGCAGGTGCTTCAGGATTTGACCCTGTTATCACAGCAGAAAAAAATAAAATTGTTAAGCAAGTTCTTGCTCTAACAAAATAAAATAAAAGGGGGAGCGAAAGCTCCCCCACCTTATTTTTATTTATGCATGATCGTGCATAAATATGCAGGCCACCAGTCCAAAAATCTACATTTGTCAAGTCTTTAAGATGTGTCTTTAATCACACTAATATATGGGCGACACGCCGAAGCTGGAGTGGATAATGTCAGTGGGTTCTGCTAGAATAGCACTATTAACGAAAGGATAACTAAATGGCTCAACCTGAACCAACACTAGAATACCCAAACACTTATAATGTTACAGTAGATGTACGCTATGAGTTTGAGGTAGAGGCAGATAACGAGGCTATGGCTGAGGAAATTGCCCATTACTATGAGGACTATGCTATGTGGGCAGATATCGAATCCATAGATGTTGATATTCTAGCAGAATATTGCCAAGTATGTGGTGAAGATACTGACAAAGAACATTGTCAAGATGAGGAGTCTAACTAATGGCAGTTGCTTTAATCCAAGTTCCCAATCCCGCCCAAATGGGCTATGGTCTGGGCAAGGCTATGCAGTATGGCGTAGAATATGAAGTTAAGGATAACCTCCAGATAGAGTTAAATTGTGGAGATGAACTTAAACTAGCAAAGATTATTGTGGCATTTCAGGGCAAAATCCTGGAAGTGAACACAGTAAAAAATGTCCGTGTGGACAAGCCTCGCCACTAATGTCAGTGGTGGGTGCTATAATAAACCATAACAACAACCCGAACAAAGGAAAAAAATCAAATGGCTAAAAAGACAAAGGCAAAGACAATCCCATACCTAGAGAAGTGGGAAACCCGATATGGTATTTCAGAGCGTATCGTTCTCCGCAAGAACGGCAAGTTCGTAGATAATACCAGCCTCACAGCACTCCGAAATGGTGTGAAGGTTAGCAAGTAACTTTCCAATTCGGGAAACAGTTTGGTGGTTCTGTAAAAACCACCACCCCAATCCAACCCAACAAAAGAAAAGGAAAACTATAAATGGCACGAGCAATTACAGTAAAGGTAGCAACCCCTAAAGTAATCAACGCACTAGAGGCTAAATTGACTAAAATCAACAATGATTACACAAATCAAGACCAACTAGAGGCACAGTTCCAGCAGGAACTAAAGGCGTGGAATACAAAACTAACTGAGTATGCTTTGGCAAACTTTGACAAGGCAACTAACTTCCGCACTAACTATCGCAGTTGGAATAACTCTCTCAACATTGACTTTGATGTTGATACAAAGGGAACAGATTTCCCTGCTCAGCCTGAGCGTAACTTTGAGCAAATCCATCGCCACTCATACAACGAGATGGTGGAGGAAATTACTAATGCCTTGTCTATCCTAAAGATGACAGATGAGGAAACTGTAAATGCTTCTACAATGAAGTCTATCGCTAAGTACCTCTAATCTAATAAACATAGGGCGGGAGATTTGATTTCCCGCCCTCTATCTGATAGGATACCTCAATGGCGTTCATATTAGCAATCATCATCATAGTCGTACTACTGTTAGGAAGTATTTAATGGGAGCAAGAACAAATTACACAATCGTCACTACCGATAACCCTGAGCAAAACATAAATGTTTATGCCCACTGGGACGGTGATGACTCTGTTGCAATTATGCAAAATGCAATGAAGGCTGCTATGCCTCGTATCAATATGGGTGATGTACCATATGCGGTTCGCATTATCATTGACCAGCTAACTAAGCATGGTCGGGATAGTGAAACAGGCTATGGTATTTATATCAGTAGCACAGTTGATGCAGAAGAGCAGTTTGAGTATAAAGAAATCAACTTTAATAATCACATGGTTACAGTTGGTAGTATGCAATTTGCATTTACTGATTTCGTGGGGGTCTTAGTATGACCTCCACAGATTTCAAACCATACACCATAGATGAGTTGGTGACAGCGATCTATGAAGATAATCTAGGACACTTTGAGTTCATGGAAAATATGAACGGTGGAGATTGTGATTGTAATTTGCATCAGACTATGCAAACTATTATTCATTACTGGGGAGAATAAATTGCGTGTCGCACTTGACAAAGTGCGGCATTTGCACTGGTAAACGGACATATTGGACATATTGGACATATGATAATAATCACATTTACGACCCTTACGAACGCTTGACTTTTTCCTTTACGAAATGATAGAATGACCTCATGACATTAGATATTTACGAAGTTGATTATTCTGTCTCACCAGGCGGGATAAATATGTTTGAGATTTATGATGAATCTGGACAATTTATAATAGATTTTGATAACATGATCCAAGCTCATAATTGGTGTACTAATATAGGTGAAAATTATACGTTTCATCTAATTCCCGCCAATTAGCCCAATGTCAGTGCTACCTGCTACAATATAGCCATACCCAACGAAAGGACTATTATGCCATACTACGAAGTTTCTGCTCAGGAAATTATCCGTTATTCCCTGCTCATCAAGGCTGACTCTATCGAGCAAGCCAATCAAATTGCTGACGACTATCCTGTCGGTCAGTGGCAATATGACGGCACTGACTTTTGGATTTATCCAGAACTTACTGTCGAAACCTCTAACTACAAGCCTGCTATCAACGAGGGGTAATCATGCCAAACTGGGTCTATAATGGATTAACTGCACAAGGTCCAAAAGAATCTGTAGAGAAAATGAAAGCCCAATTAAATACACCGTTTGTGGATTATATTGAAGCCAATGGTGATTTGTCATATGGCATTAAGCAAACTAAGTATTCTAATCCTGTATTTAGTTTTAGAAACATCATTGCTCCCACCGACCTTGAAGCATATAAGCAACAGCCTGTAAGTTCAGATAAAGATATATCTGACCCTACTTGGTGGGCGGACTTGCAAGAAAAATCTAAGACTGATAATTCATGGTATAACTGGAATATCCGTAACTGGGGTGTTAAATGGGATGTTGCTGTACCTAATGATTCATTAGATTCAGATACATATATGGAAGAAACTGAGGATGAATGGACTGCTTCTGTATATTATAACTTTAATACTGCATGGGGAATTCCAGAACAAGCATTAATTACATTATCATCTCAGTATCCCGACCTTTTGTTTACTTTGTCATATGAAGAAGAAACAGGCTGGGGTGGGGAAATGGAAATCTTACGTGGTGTAGTTATTAGCCATGGTCAATATGATTCCAAGTGTAGAGACTGTGATTCAACAGACACATTAGAGTATTGCGAAGATTGCGAAAATGAGGTATGCTCTGCTTGTGGTTTTGGAAACGAAGAAAACAATAACTGCCCAACACATAAGGAGAATGCAAATGTCTGATGAAACAAAGTTAGACCCATACCTACAGCGTATGGTTGAATCAGGTATGGACGGTGCAGACATCATGCACGGACATCTTAAGGTCCTAATGGTCCAAGCACAGAACGAACTTGCCAATGCCATTGAAGACGAAGAGGCTTCAGGTGAGGCCATTGATAGCATGGAACGACGGTACTGGGAGGGTGTGGACGAAGCACTCTCACAACTATATGCATTGACATATGCCATTGCTTTTGCAAAGGGGGAACTTAAGAATGACTAATTATAGAATCACTTTTATCTGTGATGAGAAATGGTTGGATGCATTAAAGAAGTTTACAGATGTAGAAGTATATGAGGGAGAGACCCTTTATGTAGAATATTTGGATGAGGTGGAATAATGGCTGGTGGCATGTTTTATTTAACAAACTCTTACTTAGATAATTTAAAGAGAGATTATCAGTTTGGTGGTATTGCCTGGTTGTATATGTGGGATATCATCCGTGATACGTTTGAGGAGATTTCCTATGACCCCGCCTCATATGATATGGTGCCTGCCAAGGGCGTCACACTGGAAACAGTGTGGGATAAGTTTGAGAGAGATACTTGGGGCGGATTTGACGTAGAGCAGTTGGATGTAGTAAACTGGCTGTCCGCAGAGGACCTAATCGTAGAATGGGACGGGGAGTCAGGTAGTGTGTAATTGGTGCGGAGACATCTATCAAGAAACAAATATATGGCAAACACATAGGTGCAAGGAGGAAGACAATGGCTAAATTAGAAGAGAGTGCACATAAAAAGCTTGCTCAAATACTTGCTGATTCTCGATGTTCACCTGCAGTGCTAGCAATGCATATGACAGATGAATCTAAGTATGTTAACGAATCCTTCATGCAGTACTTTGTTAACTACATTATCCAAATGGGTACCGCAAAGCACGTGCCGTTGTATCTCGCTGAGGTTCAACAGCAATGCAAGACAATGTTAGAATCCCTTAAGGAGTTGGGCCTGACGGGATTGCCAGTAGGTAGAGAACCTGAATCAAAGGGTGAATACCTTGCTGTATGAGATAGGATAATAATACATCCTAGCCCGCTGCTTCGGCAGCGGGCCTTTCTTTTTTTCAGGGGTCAAACAGCTTTTCAGACATTACGACCCGATCCAAAATTTCTTCGGACATTACGAACGGGCGGGAATTCGTACTGGTCCAATAAATACAACCTATACCATATATAGTAAGACATTACGAAGGATATATAATTCACCCTGGTGTGAATTTGATCATATAAATGTATAAAAAAATAAATATATATAAAATGTGATCATAATCACACAATATTAATTAAATTTGTGCAATATATTGTACATTTAGATCAAAATTGTCTAGAATATGAGCAAAATCACACCATTTTTATATGTGATATTTATCATATTGCTCCATATTGACATTACGATGGGCATTATGGTATGCTCTATACCTAGGTTTCACGTGAAACATATAATGAATAGATATTTAAATATTAATTACTGAATTTATTCTCCACAATGCTCCACTTTGCTCCATTTTAGAAGCATAGAACAAACCATTTTTGATTTTCATATTCAAATTTAGGCGGGTTATCTTCAAGATAGGCAGTAAGTTCTTGCCATAGACCATATGCACTATTTACAAATATCGTTTCTGTGCTCTTGGTCAAGTCCATACAAAGATACATATGCTCTATCTCTGGCAATACTTGGTATATATCCCATAGTGTATCCAAGAGATCCTCTTCAAAGATATATAGTACAGCCATATAGTCTTTATCCTTATAGGCATTTAGTTCTTTTACTCTTATATCTTTATTATAGGATAGTCTAGCGTCTAGATGGAATTTTCTAAATCCCAGCCCCGTCGCATGTTGTAAAGCTATAAAATTAGAGTTCAATCCAGGAATGATTATAGGCTGAATACCTATAGCTCTTGCTGTTCTAAATATAAGTCCGCCAGCATCCTCCATTACAGGAGTTCCTACATCTGTAATAATTCCTATGTTTTTACCCTCTTGAAGATAGGCTACAGCCTTTTCATGGTTAGATTCATCCTCTGGGTATAGGATACCAGGATCATTATGGATAACTAAGCCATTGTATTCAATGCCTAAATCCTTACAAAATTGTAGGAATAGTTCATCATTCTTAGCAAATATGACATCGCAATCTAAAATAGCATCTTTGATTCTAGGGTTGGTATCTTCTATATTACCTATATGCTTACCTAGGGTGTATACTTTTCCTAAGCCCGCCATATTTTGCCACACCATTCGCACTTAATATCCTGTGCTACCAGCATCCATTTATGCTTGCAGTCTTCTTGATTATTGCTCAAAGTCTATATCCTCTTGAATGTATTCTGAATTAGATTGCCATTGAGCATTGTTCCATACGCTAGACTCATATTGCATCAATCCCCCGCCATTTAATAGTTCATTATTATCTTTACGAAGTCTCTTATTTTCAGCCTGAAGATGATCATTTGCGTAAGATAAATCTCTTATATCATTCTTTAATTGCTTATTCCGAAGCTGCAAGAATGTATAGTGATCATTATTCTTTGATAGATTTAATGCTCTTTTGTAATCAAATATCGCTAATTTAAGATTATCAATCTTACCCTCATAATAATAAATACCGCCGAGAATAATGGCTGTCAAGATACCGATATAAGATAGATAGAGTATGGTCACTTTCTCTCCTTTAATAATCCTGCTTGCTCCAGTGATTGCTGCATCGTCTTTACCTTGGATACCATGTCATTAAAGGCATACTTAGCTTCGGCCCGCTTCTTTCTGGCCTTGTTCTTAGCATCACGCTTTAGGCCACGTTGGGCCACTTGCTTGTTATTCTTTCTCATTCTGGATTCCATCCTGGTCCCTTGTATTTACCAAATAGTGCATTGAGAAATACCTGAAAGTCTTCATCGGTAATTTCATCAATATCATGGCTTGTTTCCTTTGCTATCCGTCGCATTTGCGACTTACTAAAAGGAATGACATTTTCGCCATCATTTAAAGTTGCTTCCTGTTTTTCGCTCATTTGCCCTCCTGTTTTCGCCTCATTCATTTTCCACTACTTCCGAAGCCTTTATCTCCACGAGAACCTAATGCAAGTTCATCAACTGGCTCAAAGAATACCTCGTGGTACTTATGAAACACCATCTGTGCAATCTTGTCTCCTGCTAAAATCTTGTAATCTTGCTGAGAATGATTAATCATAATTACTTTGATTTCGCCACGGTAGCCAGAGTCAATAGTTCCTGGAGCATTAACAACTGTAATACCTTTGGTAGCCAGCCCTGATCGTGGGTTAATGTAACCCACATAGCCCTCTGGGATTTCCATGGCAATGCCAGTAGGTACTGTACCACCCATACCAGCTAATAGGACACCATCTTCTGACGCATATAAATCTGCTCCAGCATCACCGATGTGTGCATATGTTGGTATCTTAGCTGAACTGTTTAATCTCTTTACATTAACACTAATCAATTCTTACCCCATTAATAGTAAAATGCTGTACTGTGTAGCCAGCATTAATTCTTTTTAGTTCTTTTCTAATAGCCCGCCACATACCCAATTTGGTAAATGCTAAGCCACCATTCCCATGACTAAAGTAACGCTTATGCTTGTCATCCCATTTTTCAATATGCCAAAACTTTTCATACTTTGGGTATTGACCATGACCGCCTCCTGGCTCTACGACAATACGGTATAAGGGTTTAGATTTCTTGCTCATTTAATCCCACAATCCTGGATAGATGTTTGCGAACCATTTCATTGTATCCTTGTATTGCTTTTCTGTCAACCCGCCATAATCTTTTTGCCATTTTTTATTTATAGCAAGACCATTACGACTTAATTCATCAAACATTTTGGCATATTTTTCATAATCTAAATCCCTAAAATATGCTGCTTCATCAACTGTTGTTTCAAGATTAGCATACGGATGGCCTACACCATGAGAGTTTTTAATGTGCCATCTTAAAATTCCAGCAATCTGTCGTGCTAGGTAGCTATCCCCACTCCATGCATCTTGATCGCTAAATCCCCGTGTTATTCTTTGATATGGGTATTTAATAAACTTATTAAACAAACGTGCAGGTCTTAAACTATTAAATAAACGATAGATTGGGTTAATAATCTTATCCATCAGTGTAGGTTTTCTGTTCATCAATTCTTCATAAGATATTGTCACTGTGATTCCTTTTGCTCCTTTATCCAAGCATCCCCAGCCATTTCTTCATAGCAATCAATGCATATCTTTAGTTCACCAAATGGCATATAACGCTTTCTTAGGCTATCGCAATATGGGCATCTATTATAAGTTCCCGCCATTACTGTAACTCCTTCTCAATGGCTTCTACTGCATCTCTAACTACTCCCCATACCGATGAACCATAGTTTTGATTCATATATGTGATTAGTTCTTGACCAGCTTTTGTTTTAATACCTTCCAATAGTTCATCACTCATCCCAACTCCTTTTCAATTGCCTGCATAGTATCGCAAGGATATAAAGGATGGCAATCACAATCACATTTAGGCCATTCACAACCCCATTCTCCACAACCCCAACATTCACCATCACATGCTTCGCATATTCCATTTGAATCTGGCTTATGCAATTCCACTACTGTGCGAAGGGCAAAATAACTTTGCTGTATCAATATCCGATGTTCTGTGCCTAAGTCAGATTGGTCTGTGGAATTATGATTAAACATCTTCCAGTAACGCTGCTCTAGTTTTGTTAACAATTCATCGTGTGTCATCTGTTTTTCCTAAAGCAATCTCCGTGAGTGCCCTCTAGTGGAAAACCGCAGTAAACGCAATTAGTACCTCCGCTTGTTTTCCACCCAACAATAAGGCCAATAATTAGTAGTGGAACAAAAAACAGTATCACAATTGACCAAAATATAATAAACCCATCTGTTGTCATTTTTTACTCCTTAATGGGTGGGTAGGCCAATAGTATTGGCAGCCGTCACAACATGGTTGATTATATTGATCATTAACTGCAGATGCATATTCTGCATAGTATTCTGGGTCTTTGCGATATAGATTTGCTTTATGTGTAGTGGTCACACGCTTAAGTGTTTTAGAGTCTGTACGCCACATAGGTTCATCATTACCCCAATATATCGCAGCTTTACTAGCAAGTGATTGCATATTAGCAAGATTGTTTTCAGTCTTGATACCACGTATATTAGCAACTGCAATAGCAGTCATGCCATAACGCCATAGTTCATTCTCAGCACCCGCCCACATAAGTACAGCGGGATGATTACGCCAAGCACCAGACTTGGACTGACCAGACAATACATTTAGAATTTGGTATGTTTCTAGGATTTGCTTGTTAAGACGCTTGTTGTCCAATGCATCTAAACTGTCCCGCATGGCGGGGTATGGAAGGAATGTTTGCATGACCTTATCCTATCAGTTAGTGTTGTGTTTTGTCAATAGGGAATTCATCATCAAATTTGGCTTCTGTTCCCCATTTTTCCCAATATGGTATGCCTTCTTCATCAAAGTCAGATCCAAGATTCTTTAGTAATTCTGCATCTTGTTCTGTAATTCGTTTAATATAATCATCAAACGTCATGTTCTACCCAAGCTTTCATTACATTTGGAAATGCTTCAGTTGTCATAAATTGTATTGTATCAGTAATGTATCTAATATGTCAATACGCTAGAGATATGCTGGCTCTTGGTGTTACTGGATGTACAGAATGCATAACCCCTTGTGGAATAATAATTAGATCTCCTGGATTTGTAAAAATTTTGTAAAAATCAGATTTAGACTCCTGATCTCTATAGATACGCCATTCTACTTCACCAATACATGTCCAGGCAACAGCAGTCCAGGGATCATTATGTGCCCCAGCAATGTCAGTTTGTGTCTTTAAATTAATATATGCTTCAGCATATGTAGTTTCTTTTTCAAACAAATTGTTACAAAAATCTAATACAGCATCAAATTCTGGGATTTTATCTCCAGCACTTCTCTTTGTTACTGGGTCAAATACATCCGAAATTCTAATATACATTGATGCATGAATACCAAATTTATCCCCTCTGGTATTTGTTGAATTATGATTATTTGAATCAACATGTTCAATCATATCAACAAAATTTCCCCAATTGGGAACTTCACTAAATGCTTTTTCTAAAACAAGAACTTGTCTATTTTCAAAAGCATATTTTAATTTTTCTTTAGTTTCTTCTATATTCATTTTATCACTTTCTATGATATTTCTTAACGTGACAACGCATGGATGAAGCTGTTATAACAGCCATTGCAACCCAAAGTAGCAGGCAACGCATACTATTCCCCCTCATCCTGAAGAAGACGAACATCTTCTTGCAAATCACGGATCATATCATGAATCTCTTCTACCATTATATTGGTTTCTGTGCTTAAACGCAAGTCTTTGCGGGCTATTTTCTTCTCTGTCTCTCCTTCACGGTTTCCCGATGATAAGAGTAGGCAAGACAATATAATAGCCTCTAAGGACACTATAAGGGTCAATAAACCATATGGAAAGGCTTCTACCCTAAAACCTATCCAAGATCCCCACCAAAGCATATGCGTCAAAAGAAACCAAGGACTGGCTGAAACTTCTGCAACCCAATCAGAGAACTCTTCAATTCTCTTTTCAAAATGCTTGAACTGATGCTTAGACTTAAGAATTACTTTTTTAATGGTAAATACCCCCGAGTAGTGCTAGCACTACTTTTATATTATACCAGTTATTTTTAAATAATTAAACCTGGCTGCTGTGTTTTTGCTGTAAGCATTGCTTCATTAAAATAATTCATAAAACTATTGATAACAAATACTGTGTCATCAATTGCATCAAGCTTTGCTTCTTCAAGATTTTCTTCAACAAAACGATCATCAATTGCCCATTGCTCTAGCAACTCTGTTGCTACAACTTCAACAATCTTTTCCAAATTTGAAACTGATAGTGGAATATCACCCGACATTTATTTACTCTTTCTATAATTATGTAATGGATTAAACGTAAACATATTCTTAATCTTATTTCTTCTTACTTCATCAAGCCATTTGCTTATATTTAATCCATATGCTGAAATATAAACTGTTGACCCAAATATAAAACCCCATTGTTTAGTTTGGATACTATATGCTACCCAAGCAAATTCTGTGGCAATACTTACTAAGTAGCCCCGCCAATTTTTGTGACCTACCAGCAATATGCCAATAACACCAAGTATAGATAGTCCCCATGACCAAAGCTCATTACTCATTTAATTTTCTTACCCCATTTTGCCCATCCTCTTTCATGAAGATAGAACAAACCTGATTCCCAAATCATCTCTGCCCCTGCAATAGCACCTGCTTCTTCTTTGCTTCCAGTTATAATGTAAGCCATAATTGTAGCAACGATCAGATGAAATGTATACCATGATACTGTTTTTAAGATACTTCTTTTATTTGATTCCATAATACCTCCATTATACCAAAAAGGGCGGGTTAGTTAAAACCCGCCCAATTTGTAATTAATTACTTAGTTGCTGAGAAGTGATACTTCTTAGCCTGTAGGTTGTACTTAGCAACAAGTGCTGCATACTTAGCATTTGCATTTTGCAGTGCAGTTTGAACTGATGCAAAAGCAGCAGTCTGTGCATCAGATGCCGACTTTGCTGCTGCGTTATCTGCTGTATGAGCAGCCTTTTCTGTTGCTAGTGCTGTGTTTGCTGTTGCTAGTGCTGCATTTGCCTGAGCAAGTTGTGCATTCAAAGACCCAATTTGTGAGTTAAGTGATGCTACTGTTGCTGACAAAGATGCAACCTGACCTGAAAGATCAGTTACTGCAAACGTTCCAACTGCTGTCTTGACTGCTGCAGGAAGACCTGTAGAAGTTGCTGCAATTGAAGTATCTGTGGCAACTACAGTTACTGTACCTGCTGAAACTGCAGACAAAGTGCCTGTTGCTGAACCAATAACTGTGACTGGTGTTACTCCTGCTGCAGAAGTAACTGCAGAAGTTGTAAGTGTCTTGGTAATTGTTCCATCAGAAAATGTTGCACCAATCAAAGTGACAGAAATAGCCTCAGATGCTACTGGATTTCCAAAAACGTCAGTTGCTGAAACTGAAATTGTTGGAGCAGTATTAACTGCTGCTGATGCTGGAGGATTTACTGCAATATTTGCAGCAACTCCTGCTGTTCCCTGAATATAAACAATAGTAGAGTAAGCACCATTTGTAATGGTTACAGAACCTACTGCTGTAGAAGTTGTATAAGCATAAACAGTTACTGTTGCACCTGTTGATGTTACTGAAATTGATGATACACCTGATGCTACATTAACTGGAGCATTTGATGTATTAAGTGCTGAAACAAGCTTAACGCCTGATGCAACATATGTGACAACTGTGCCTGTATCTGCTGTAGCAGCAAGTGCTACTGTATTTGATGAATCAATTACATTTGATACTGGAACTGCAACTGTCTTTGGTGCTGCAGATGTTGTTGTGTTTGCTACAGATGCTACAGTTACTGCCAACGGGTTAGCGTGAGCAACACTTGAAACACCTACGATTGCAAGAGCTGCAGCAGTTGCAATAGCGATCTTCTTAGTTACGTTCATTATTTTCCTATCTAGTTAGTATCCCTGTACAGGATAATCGTGTCATTGCAACACGAATACTCTATTCTATCTCATGTTTTTGTTTATGTCAAGGCAACTCAGGAAACTCTAAGGTTTCCTTGGAACCATATGCTTTTGTTGCTTAACAATCTGAAATGGTCCAGAAGTATAAACATCATTGTTAGCAGCAATTTCAAGAGCTTTCTCTACACTTGCACCAGCGGACAACGCACCAATAGCGAATTGATGACCATTTCCAATACCGTAAATACCCTCGCTATTAAGTGTTACAGTATAATCATTTCCAATTTCAAATATTTCCCCGTCAAATGCAAAAAGCATATTAAAACCAGCATCCTTATCATTTGGATCGGGCTTATAATTATTTTCTTCCAAAAAGTCTTGCATGGCTGGAACAAACTTAGTAATCATAAACTTGTGCAAATCATGACGCTCTTTAATTGTTGGAACTGGCGGAACAAAAAGATGTTGGAACAAATCACATGGAGTAGCATCACCACTTCCAGCAATTAGCCAGCCATTATTCTTAGTTATTTTTTCCATCTTTGGATGCCTGATAGGTCTAGATCCTACTGTAGTTTGAGAATCTGCACCCATAATTACATTGCCGTTTTTTGCAACCGCAACAATAGTTGTCATTCCACCGAATCCTTTTCTAACAAAATGCCATCAGCAGTTCTAGACTTTATAACCTTTGCAATCTCACCCTTTTTCATTACAAAAACTTGCGGGATGCTTTGGATATTATAATATGATAACTCATCTGTAGGTATTTTGTCAACATCAAGCATATAATAATTAGTATCTGGATCAGTTACCGATACTTTACCATATTGTGGCTTCAATTGCTTGCATGGACCACACCATTCAGCAGTAAAATAAACTACACACTTATCTTCTGCCTTGAATTCATTTATATCATTTGTTATCTTAAGCAATTATTTCCTCCGCTGATATTTTATTACCTACATATAGATTCTTAACAATATGTTCACGCACATACTCAGGACCTTTTTGTCTACCCGCCAAAATAACAACCCAGCGTGGCTCGTACTTTAAATCAAGACAAGATTGACATAGGAAAAGCTGCATTCCTGACAAAAGACTTGATTTTACTGGTGTTAATTGTTGCTTAGATTTATTGCAACTAAAGCAAAGCATTAAAAATCTCCTTCATTTAAATAACCAATACCTATTTCATTTACTTCAATAAATTCATCATTTGGCACTTCAATAGTGTATCCAACGCCACCATCAAAATACTCTATCATTGATGCCCAAGCACCCTGTGACACAATAGTTCCATATACTCCCTCGTCAGGTATATAGACATAAGTTACAGTTTCTTCACTTAGATCTTCTTCTTCTGAGTTGTTCATCAGTATACTTCATCCCTTCTAATTCGCAGGCTATGCCAAATGATTGAATAAGTTGTCTTACTAAAAGCAGATAGTTCATGATTGCCATTCTATCTGTTTCATTATACTCCATGATATTACTTTCGTATACAGTCAACGCCAGATAATTAGGTCTATCCCTAATATCTAGCAGCAAGTTTCTAACGGGAGGTTTTATCTCACGTATTTTTCTTGCTATATCTTTTGTATACTTACTTCTGTGCATGAAGTTTTTTTAACCTCTTCCAAACTTCTGGAGTTTTGTGATCATTGTATTGCTTATCTGGTCTACCTAGATCCATATAAACTCCACCCCAAACACCCTTCTCCTTATTTTTTACGCCTTCTGAATGACAGATTTTAATAACTGGGCAGTTCATACATATTTGATCAACTTGCTTTGCTACTTCTTTATCTGTTTCATAAAGATCATAAAACCAATCAAACTTATAACTAGTTGTCATTCCGTTACATGATGCTAGATGATACCATTGGATATCTTCATCATCAATACCGATAAATTTAAATAAACTTTCCATAGGCTTCTGGAATATCCCATTCTCCGTTAGAGTTTAGCGGATTGCGAAATACTTCACCCCACTGATTATTTTTAAACATACCGTTTGTTTGTGCATAGCCCTTGGTACTTGGGATCCATCGTGTAATGGTATAGCCATCCCAATAAAAACCATTATGCTTGTTTTTAGCTACAAAATCATGAGCTTGCTCATAATTAAATGTAATCTTAGGCATTATTTTCCGTTCCAAATAGGTTTCTCCAGCTAATAAATTGATATTTTTCGCCAGAGCTGTCGGTTATTTCAGTTGCATGCATGTCGTTATAAATAATAACGTCACCAATATTTAGTGGCAATGGATGAATTACTCCATTTTGATCTCTTTCTCCTGGACCCATTTTAATAATTTGTCCTCGTGAAAGTTTTGATTCCATAGCAGATGCAGTAATAATTAAACCTGATGCGGTTTGAGTATCCTGCTCTTGGATTTCTTTTACTAAGACAAGTCCACCTAGCGGTTCAATATTTGTCATTTAGTTCTTTCTACTAGTAGTTACATTATATTGTATCAGCGATATCATTATCTGTCAAGCCTATTCCTTGAAATAACGATAAGGAATATTATAGGCTTCCAGCAAAGATATGACCTGTTTATTTCTAGCACATTCCCCGAAAACCAAGGCAATGCTAGGCTCGGATTCAATCATAGCAACATCTGCAAGAGGAGATTTATCTCTAATTAGTTGTTCCTTGATCTTGTACCCTTTTTGTGCAAGAAATCTTTCAGTTTTACCGATATATTCGGTAATCATGTTTTCAGCACCTTTTAGCCCTTTGTGGACAAAAAGAAACTCTTTATCTTGTGGATAATAAACTTTATTATCTTCAATTAATAAAGTTACTTGACGGATAAGATCATTATAATCTTCCCAATCTTTGCTACCAAAAACTAATACTTTCATGATTTCCTCTCTTAAAACACATAAGAACGGTTTCCCGTCCTTATGTGTATATATACGTATATATAATTAATTACTTACGTGGTGCAAATGCTCCGCCCCAAATAGACTTTTTAATTTCTGCTTGTGGTGCAACTGGTGCATCTACTGCCTTTTCCACTGGCTGATCGTTGTCATTTTCTTCTGTAACTTCATCTGCTCCCGCAGCCTTGTTTACATCAGTTGAATCTCCCCAGCACTCATGTACCATATTGGCACCGCAGTCTGGACAAGTTGTTGACTTTGTGATCTTTGTAGGCTGATTCATCTCTCCAGCACGTTCTGGTGTTGGTGCAGAAGTAGCATCACTTGGAATTGTTGCTTGGTCTGGAACAACTCCTGGGTTGTTAGGTGCATCTGAAACTGAAACTCCACCCTCTGGGCGTGTCTCTTGGTTTACTAGTGTACCTGATGCAGTTGGAAAATCTTTCTGAACAGCAATATTTCCCTTTGGATCTGGCTCTGTTGTTTGATCTGACATTGTGTTTCCTCCAATCGTATAGTCGTTAGGTTGTGCTGCAATTACATTAGTATTTGCAGTTTGTCTTACATAATTTTCAACGCTTCTTTCGTCACGCTCTTGATCTACTGAAGATGAAGTTCCGATAGCTTTTTCAAAAGCATCTTTAACATCGTCAATAAACTTAGAAATCTTCCAATCTTCTGGAAGAACATTAGTTGCCTGCAAATCCTTTGCTCTTTGAATTATGTGCTTTTTAGCAGCAGCATAATTTTTAGAACGACCTACAGATTGAATTGCATTGTGCAAATCAGTTATGTTTTCAATAGGAAAAGAACCGTCTGGCATAGCATGTCCTGCTGCTGCCAACTTATCACGCTGTTCATCTGTAAACTCTCTTTTTTGTACGAGTTCCATTTATGCGTGTGATCCTGGTTCTGTTGTTGCAATTGGTCCACCTGCATATTGTGCAGTTGTCATTGAAACATCTTTTCCTGTAAAAGCACCTTGTGTTGTAGCAACCTGTGGGTTGTGTACACCAAAATCTATAACTGATGGTGACTTTGAGCCACCGTCTGGTCCTGCTTGCTCTGTTACTGGAGTAGCAGATGCTGGTTGTTGCACTCCGCCATCCTTGCCTTGCTGATTGTTATCCATATTTAAATCACCACCTTTAAGTTTATTATACCTTATTACCATTAAAATTGAAAGTCAGTTTTCTGGAAAATCCATGCCCAAATGCTTAAGAATTTGCTCGCCCTCTTCTGTAAGGCTAATTGTAGCCTCAAGATTCTCATCATATTCAACATTTGCCAATCCCGCCTCAAAAAGCTCCAACAGCGTTTGATCAACATCTTCCATGACTTGTTGCCAAAGTTCAGGCATTACTTCAGCTAAGATATCCATATTAAACCTAAACATTCTCTCACCATATTGATCCATGCCGTCCCATTCGGCAGCACCACGATCAACTAAATATTGAATGACAAACTCTGTTTCCTCGTCTGTCATATCATCAAAGAATTCATCAAAATCTGGTTCATCCATAGTTTAATTATACCCTACTTCAATGCTGCTGTCAGATTTAAAGTGGGTACATTCTTAGCATATACAGCATTTGATACACTTGCAGTATTGCGAATTAAAGAGTAGATTTGTTGATAATTTAATGTAGGCTTTGCTTGACGAATCGCAACCCATGATGCTGCTGAAATTTGTGTAGCAATAGATGTTCCAATAGATGTTACTGGCTTATTTCCTACTGAATTAACTGTAAGTGTGCCCAAAGCATCCCATCCAATATTAGGACTATAATTACTCCAGTATGCAGGTACATTATTCATCTCCCCGCCAATTGAAATAATTCCTGGATTGCATGCTGGAAAATCAATTGCATTTTCATTGCCATCATTACCAGCACCAGCAAATACTGGAATGTTTAGTGATGTTAACTTTGCGGTAGATGCTGCAATTGCTGAATTTACTGGGCATACACCTGTTACTGGTCTTGCAAAACTCATTGCTACTGCTTGAATATTGTATGTTGATGCATTTGCAGCAACCCAGTTTAAAATTGTAGGCAAATCACTATCATAAGGAGAAATCATTAATGCTGGTTTTGTTTCAATAGAAAAAGCACGAATGTATACAAAGTTAATGTTTGGATTTGTAGCAATTTCTCCAGCCATCATTTCACTACCATGACCAGTTCCAGTAACTGCAAGTTGTGCGGGACTTAGTGCTGCTGATCCTGCTCCACTCATTGTTGACTTACCATTTGGGCAAGAAGCAAAAAAACTAGTATAACATTGCTCATAAACAATCTTATTAGCAAATTGTGTCACGGAAGGATCATATCCTGTATCAACAATAACAACTGTAGGGTTTGTTGCAGCAAATGTTTTATTTATAAAGCCGATTGTCAAACCAATTAATGCCACAATTGTTGCAATTACTGTTAAAAATTTACGTGCGTTCATTACTTTTCCTTTGTTAGTAGATATAGATATTGTATTGTATGCGATATATGATTGTCAATAGCACCCCTGAAGAGATTTGAACTCCCGACCTGATGGGTAGAAACCATATGCTCTATCCGCTGAGCTACAGGGGCTTATGACTACATTATAGTAGGCTTAAGCGTTGCTGTCAACTGCCAACCCCAAAACTGGTGTTGTTCAATTCTGCCAGCAATAAAATTACAAATTCCCTGCTCATCTACTTCATTTGAAATGTCAAATGTACGCTTTAGCATAGCCAAAACTATTGTATTTGTATTCAATAGTTCTTGTAGCATTTGCTTAACACCCAGTCCTTCTGAGTCATTAATTTCAAGATCGCTATTATCATTCCATTCTTTTACGCCAAATGGTGCTTTTGCTCCTAGTTTGCGAAGATTCTCTGAGATTGGATCAATTGACTCATATACGTCTGAATAAATCTTTAAAAGAAACTTATGATATTGTGGAAAACCTGCACCTTCTACATTCCAATGATACCCGTGTGCTTGTCCGTACATCTTTACTACAAGCGACTGTAATTTCACAAGTGCATCAACGAGATCTTTTTGCTCTGCCATTTTTCTTCTCCTTTTTACTAGTCTCTAAATGTTCTATCATTTCCGCTAGAATCTCCTCATCTTTTTTATGAGGATCGTTTTCTGTATACAAAGCTTGAAGTGTTTTCTTATCTTCAATTCTCTGGCTACCTTCGCCAATCATTATTAAAATCATAGCAAAAGGTATTAACAATCCAGTCGGAAAAGTTGGCCAATATTTCATAGCATTTAGACTCATAGCAGAAAGATAACCAGACAATCTTGCTGGGTATTTCTGTATATAAAATGCTAAAGATGACGAGACTTTCTTCATGTAACTAATTATACATTATATTTAAATATGAGCAGTTTTTTACAGTCATGCTCAGGACTATACCACTATTACGAACTAAATGATGTTCCTAGAGCTGTCCAGTTGTCTGCTACTGGTAGTGTAACATTTGTCCAACTTATTCCGTCTGTGGAGTATGCTGCTTGATCTGTCAAACCACCATCTCCTGAATCATGATTAACTGCTACAAATTTACCATTTGCATAAATCATTGCTCCGTAAAATACAGGGCTATAACCTGCTTCTGGTCCAGTTCCTTGTGTCCAAGTAACGCCGTCCGAGGAATATAGGGTAAAAGTTGGTCCGCCGAATCCGTCCAGACTTTGATTTGATAAAACCTCAAACTTTGAATCACCATAAGCTAAATTAAATGTTGACAAAGGAACTCCATCCCATCTTAAAAGTGGAGAAGCCACTGTCCATGTTATTCCATCTGTAGAAGAAATTGAATTTCCTAGTACACCAGCAGCGTACCAAATTCCATTTCCATATTCGGATCGATACCAATAATCTGCTACTGGTAGTGTAACATTTGTCCAACTTATTCCGTCTGTGGAGTATGCTGCTTTTTGCGTTGGATTAAAATTAGAATCACAGCCAGCAAAAGAAACAAATTTTCCGTTTGCATATTTAATGTCTCCAAAAGATAAATTATCTGGATTTGAGATTGCTGAGGTTGACCAATTAATTCCATCAGTTGAATACGCAGTTAAACCTATAGGATTAAAACCTAAATCAAATGATGCAACAGCAACAAATTTACCATCTCCATATGCCACACTGTCCCAGTTGCTGGCAAATGGTAGATTTCCAACTGTCCAATTCATACCGTCCGATGAATAAGCATATTCTTGTCCAGTAAAACCTGCCGAACTTACTCCGTTATTTTCTATTGCAACAAATTTATTGTTTCCGTATGCTATTGATATCCAGTTTACAGACTGGTATCCATAAATATCAATCTGAGATTGTATAATTAAATTGCTTCCTTGCGTCCAAGTGACACCGTCGCTAGAGTAAGCTGTAGGACCTCCAGCACTTATTGCTACATAAATACCACTGCTTCCACCTGAACCACCCGAAGAAGATATTTGAAATATTACTGAGCCAGAAAGTGTGGCTTGCCCTGAAATAGTATTACCTAAAGACATTTAATTTCCCCCCTTTTTAGCTTTTATAAAAGCTTGATAAGCACTTTTCTTTTCTTCTAAGGTCGTAGAATTTTTTAATAAACTTACTCCATCATTAAAAGATATTATTTGTTGTGGACTTACATGTTTTACTAAGCCAGGTTTTCCTTTGGAATCTGGAGCAAAAGGTGCATTTGCATCATTCTCTGATGCTGCATACAGGTCTGCCCATTGTTGGGCTTCTGCTGCATCTGCCCAATGCGTTCCATCAGGCCAATGTGGTTGACGAAGATGCGGGATTTTAGATCCCTCTTCATAACATTCAACTTGATTTAAATCATTTACTATAATATTATGTGGCATATTTCCTCCAAAATTGAATTGCTTTAAAGCAATATCTATCATTAATTATACACTAGTTTTTACTATTGGTTACTTCTACCTTTTGGATCACTATGATTTCCGTAACCTACTGTTTGCTTCCCGTCATTTTGTGGCGGGGAATTATAGGTTGACTTCCAGCCAGCATCTCCGTTTTGTAATCCCATTGCGGGAGCAAATGAACCATTCCAAAAATTTAAAGAACCAATACCTTCTTGCTGATTTTGATTAACTTGACCAGAAGCATCATCCTTTTTAACTTTTTTAGGAACACAATTTGGTACATTTTTACCATCTTGCTCTTTAGTACCAATATATTCATATCCGTCCCAACAAGGTCCCTGACCCTTGCTCATGCAATACATACACTTTTCTACATCAGAAATATAATGATGGTCATTGCCCATATCATCGCAACCACAAGTCATGCATTTTCTTACATAATTTTTTTCAAGTTTAACTGGGGCAAATGCACCATCCCACGATGCTTCACCTTTTTCAACTTTATTTGCTCTTTCTACAATAGCACGTGACCAAGAATATCCTGCATCCCCGCCCCACGCATACCACATGACCTTTCCATGTGATGGCTTATCCCAATCTTTACCCTGCTTATCAACTTCATGACGGGAAAAGAAAGAGTACATACGCTTTACAGTATCAAGAGAAAGTGATTCTCCATTTACAATTTGATGTGCACGAGTCCAGCCTACGTTTGTTCCAGCACCGTTAGCTTTTCCATCTTCTTTCCATTTAATTGCTTTTGCTGCTGCAGATTTCATTCCTGCAGTTGGCTTATATCCACCTTCAGCTTTATTTACAATTGGTTCTGTCACGGCAAGTGCCTCCAATGCTTCTTGTGCATCTTCTTCTTTAAAATAGCAGCCAATAGATTGACCAGTGCCTTCTTTTACCACCGACCATCCATGCTGACAGTCTGGAGTGTTAAACTGAATAGACCAGCCAACGCCACCGCTGATGCGACCAGAATTAGCTGCAAAATCTTTTTCAATATTCATGGTTTAATTATATCACTTATCGCCTGTAATTACCTCAGCAGCAGGCTCAGTTCCTGTTTTCCGAAAACGAAATGTTTCCCACAATGGTGCGGGAATTTGATGAATACCAAAATGTGTTCTATGGTGAGCAGAACATAGTACTTCTAGATTTCCTGGACTTTCAATAAAGTTTTGAAAATCTTGATCATTCTCAAAATGTAGCCCAAATGCTGCTGCCACTTTATTTGGATCCATGTCGTTAATCTGGCTAAATTCTATAAAACTATGATGTAGTTCTGGCTCTCCAGAACACAGGTCATCATTAATGATACACTGCCAAAGTCCCTGCCTTTTAATTCTATTCTTTGCATTGTTGAACAAATGGTAATTTGGATCATCTTCCCTTGGCTCATGCTCTGGTATTGATGTTATTAGGTGTATATTTAGCTTTTCTTTGTGTGCATCTGTCATAATAAACTAATTATACATTAATGGGCTGGAGGGTTAAAATCAAAAATTATGGATGCTCTAGGCTTATCCACAATAATTTCATGCGATACTCCTGCGGGGCAAAATAGAATATCCCCTGGATTTAACACTATAGATTCAAATGCCCCATCTTTATGTATTCTCCACTCTACATTTCCAATACAATGCCAAGATATAACATCATGACCATCTGTATGTACCCAGTATGAATTTTCATGCCCCGCAAAATTTATTAAAGATTTGATGTTAAAAAACTCAAACCCTAGATTTTCCTTAAAGTAATTAACAACATTTTGCAAATTATCAATACCATTTGAATCATTTTCATTAGCAGCATGGCTAACAAATAAATCTAAATAATTATATATTGCAATATCGTTTAGGTGTCTTTCATGGGTAAAATGTGAAAGAGTTTCTGAATGTGCTTTGTTATACAAATTGTTTATAAAACTATCCCATGTCGGAACATCTGGCATAAAGTTTTTTAAAAGTAAAACTTCACCTTTTTCTTTTGCTTTATCAAATAAATCTTTTATATCATCCATTTAATGGTACCTTTAATTCTGTAGATAAGTGACTTGAATATGAAAACCTAGTTCCATCTATAACTGTTTGAACGCCATGAACTGCTAAGTCTTCAGCACTGTGTACTACTAAATCCCCAGCCTTTGGTTTATAGACTATATTTTGCGTAGGATAATATATTTCCCCACCTTGGTAATTATCGTTAATATAAACTACAATTCCATAAGCTGTATTATCAACAATCTCAAATGGTTCGTTATCTTTTAATGTTAAAGACTTTTTTCTCGTTTCTTCAAAATCAGCATTATCTGAATGTTCTCCCCAAAAATCACCTTTGTTTAATTTAACAAAAGATTCTGTTAAAAAAACATCATATCCTAAAATAACATCTTTTAATTTATTAAAAATAATTTTAGTTTCATCTAGATTTTTACTAAATGCGGGAATTGGATAATCTTTTCTTGTATGCCACTCTTTATCAGGCATGTTCTTTAAAATATTATAAATGCTATC